GTGTGATTGTTCCACTTGTGTATGTAACTAACGAACCACCGTACTGAACAGATCCACTTACTACTGACGTTCCATTGAATGTTATTGGGTTACTAAGTAAAAAGTTTCCGCTCCATGTACCACCTGATAACTCAATTGGTGCTGTACCTGATACAGCAACACCTACAGTAAGACCTGCAGTAATAAGCTTAGCAGAAGTTGACGTATTGAAAACTTGTGTACCGCCACCTATAGTTGTTACTCCTAATGAATTTAAATTAGATATTAGAGTGACTATGCTGTTGGTATATAAGTTAGTTGTTACATTTTTCCAAGAAATTAAAGACGTATCAATTGAACACGTACCTCTTAAAAATAACGTAGAGGTTGATGCGTTGTTTGTTCCTGATAAATATTTTAATATACCAGCCCCTGATTGATAATCTGTGGTAAAATATAATACAGAATTTGCAAAAGTAACATTACCGTCAAGAGTTAATGCTGTTGATAATCCATACGTGTAAGCTCCTGTAGTTATTGTCCCACCTTTTGCAATAACCTCAGCTGTTCCTCCTGCTCCATTATTAAGTATAGTTATTCCCCCATTGACAGTAATTGTTTCAGACGTGGTTTTATTGTATGTACCTGCCATAGTAAATAATCCATTAATAACAAGATTAGATGTTAACGTGATAGGATTTGCTCCTGAAATCATAGGTACACCAAAGTTATTAAATGTTATTCCTGCTAAATTTAATGTGGCTGGACCACCAACCTGAAAATTAGAACCTGTTGTAGTGATAGTTCCGCTTACATAATTTACGGGCTTGTTTATAGTTATAAAGTTAACAATTGTTACATCTCCTTGAAAGTCTAACGGAAAAGCGAATCCTCCATACCCTGCTCCTGTATTAAGTGATCCTCCTGTAGCTATATGTTTTGCTGTTCCTGTAGGTACACAGTTATTGCCAAAATATATTCCGCCTGCACAAGTTACTGTTTCTGTAGTGGTGCTATTGATGATTGGAGATACTTGACCTGTGCCTGTTGACCAAAGACCGCCAATAATTAAATTGCTTGTTAAGGTTGTCGTTGAACTAGCGATAAACGAAATATTGTTCCATACTAACGCACTTGTATTTAATGTACAATTTGAAACAATGTTTAATGTACCTCCTGTTATGGTTCCACTTGTATAACTAATTGTTCCTGTGCCATAATACACATTACCACTGATAGTTACAGCACCATTAATATTCAAAGGAGCTGAGATTCCTGTAGTGTTTGTACCTGACCAAGTTCCTCCTGTTAGTGCAACTGTTGCAGTTCCTGCTAATACTGCATTTACTGCAATACCACCCCCGCAAGAAAAAATCTCTGTTATAGTCTTATTAATTGTTGTGCCTGCTGAAATTGTTACAAGAGCTCCTGTGCTAAAATTACCAAGCAATGTTTTTGTACCACCTGAAAGTGTTATAGGAACTTGCATGTTAACACCTGCATCGAATGTAATTGTTTGAGTTGAATTATATAAAGTTAAGGTTGCAGTGGTAATTCTTGTAATTACTCCACTTATATAAGTAAAAGAACTTCCTCCATGAAGTAGACTACCACCCATTGATATATTCCCATCAATAGTTATAGGCATTGCAAATGGAACATTTGTAAATGTGCCTGCAGTCCAAGTTCCACCTTTTAAGATGATTGTAGCGGTTCCTCCAAATGTTTGATTTTCTGTACCTTGTGTTAATCCTCCATACGCATAAACCACTTCATTTGTGGTTTTATTTATATTTTGATTTCCATTATTTAAAAAAAGACCATTTACAGTTAAATTAGAAGTTAATGTAAGTGTACCATAACCTGTATTAAAGTTATTAAATACAGCTCCATTAGAATTAAAATTAGGACCACCTCCATTAAACGTGCTTGTTCCTGCGTTAATTGTACCCAAGTTAGTAAAACCACCATAAGAACCAAGATTAGTTCCTGATAAAGCGACAATTCCATACACTGTCATTGGAACTCCTGTCTGAACCGCAGTCCATGTAGATCCATAAAAGTCTAATGCTGCAGTGCCGTTAATATAATTTGGACCTGTTCCTATACCTCCTGCTAACCCCCCATTTACAATTAATTTTTCTGTTGTTGTTTTATTTACAACTGCAGCAGGTGCGCCATTATATGCTCCTACGTAAAGTATACCATTAATTGTAAAATCACCAACCAATGTAAATGTTCCAGGAGCTACGGAAAGTGTGAGGCCATTAGGCCATGTTTTACCGTTAGACGTAATTGTAGCTGTAGCATTCAATTGCAAATTGCTTGTTCCAGCAATAGTATAATTTGCACCAAAAGTTACATTTCCTGCAATTTGTAAAAGTGCGTTATGTGTCATTGTGGCTGTGTGCCCACTTGATATACTAAGCGACAACACTGTTATGCCTGCTGATATAACGCTATTGCTATTTCCTAGGTCATCAAAAAATACTCCATCAGCAGATGTTGGAACACTTGCGTTATTAGCTCCTCCTGATGTGGCGCTCCAATTCGTATTTACCGTAGCATTCCAATTAGTAGAACTACCTCCACCTACCCAATACCTTGAAGCATTGTGAAAAGTCATTCCATCCGCTATATAACTACTGTCTCCGCTTACATCTAGTTTCCACCAAGAAGGTAGTTCAACTTGCTCTATAGAAGTTATTATAATATCTTCATCTAAATCATTGTATATTACATCCCCAACCTGCAAATCACTTGCATGGACAACATTCATATTTGCCCAAACAGATTGACTCTTATAGAAGTCAAAGGTTCCATTAATTCTATAGAAGATCCAATCCCCGTGAATCCTTTGGAACACTTCATAACTTGTATTTACCAATACAGGAGGAACCCAATTACCATCTTCATCATAGTGTCCTACAGTATATTCTGCAGGATACATATCAGGAGTCCATAAAGTCTTGCCTTCGAGATGATTGATTATTTCAGCTCCTGTGTTGACATCGTATGCAACTACAGCATCACCTATGTTTAGGTCATTAATATCTACATAGCCTGACGGTGTTAGTACTTGCATGCTTCTTTAGTTTTAGTTATTAGTAGTTTCCTGCGTAAGCTATCGCGTCTGTTTGGTCTGCAGCACTCGCGTAAACAGACTGACAAACAGTCATGATCTGACCTGATCTCATTATGACCGGTTGATCGAATGTGAATATAGAAGTAGTTCCAATAGCTGTAGTACTTCTTGTAGCTGCAGCTGTCGCTACTTCTCCAATAAGTCTTGGATTCAATCCAGACGCGTCAGACAAGAATATACGATGAACCATGTTTGAAGAGGCTGCAGCTGTTAATTGAGCGTTTCTAAATCTGACTCCGTCGACCCTTGAACCATCAGCACCCGCTGTAACTAGAGTTACGAGTGCACCAGATCCGTCTGATGCTGTGTTAGCTGCTGCTATCCTAGCTGGTAAAAAGTTTCCAATTAAAGTGAATATTGGAGATGTGTTTGCTGGCATGATTTTGTTTTTTTATTTTTATATGAAATTGTAGTAGTTGAATAGTTTTGCTGCTACTGGTTGTGGAGCATTAACGACGTTTAACGCAAGAGGCGTAAATGTCGCATAAGAAGAAGTTCCAAACAAAGATCCAGTGATGCTTCCAGATACTGATAAAGATCCTGTTACTGTATGCCTGTCTGTAATAATGTTTCCTAGATTGACTCCAGTAGTCTGAACTGTAAATTCATTATTTAAAACATTTACACTTCCGGATACTGCGAAAGATCCCGTAAACTCCATCGTGTCTGCAGCGATCTCTATAACGTCACCGTCTATGGATACAACGTCACCGGAAATATCAAGTACGCTTCCAGTAGGACTGTAGATACTCAAAGATCCTGTAAGAGCTACTGATCCCGTATTCTGCGCTCCCGTGGTGATTGCGGACTGTATGGTGTCAGTAGATCCAGACTTGCGTAGGAATATCCTACCGTCTGGGACGTTTAAGGCCAGTTCTCCTGGTACTAGGGAAGCTGTTGTAGGTAGCGATCCTGAAGTTAAACTTCTTTTTAATTGTATTGGCATGTCTTATATAAATATCTTTGTTATTTGTATCTTAAGAGTTAATATATTGAATAGTAGGAGTTTATGTTTGCGTTTATGTTTGCTCTATTTGTAGTTTGATTAGAGTTGTAAATTACTATTTCTTGATAAACAGTATTATAAACTGCGCTTTCATTCCAGTTTCTACCTAAAAACAAAGTGCCTACATTGTTTGTTCCGGCATTACCTGATGCCACTAAATTATTATTGTGATAAAAATAAGAATTATTACCGTTTGACAAAGTTGATATTAAAGAATACGATGGTCTACTTAAACTATCTCCTATCGCAACGCCTGAATATAAATATGTTCTGGTCGCCGGTATTGATGAGTCTACACTAATTTCAAATCCAGCATCTGTGTTTGCTTGGTTTGCAGCTGATAAAACTGTTTTAAATGAAACGGCATTTGTGTTTGGTAATGCAAGAACAAATACGGAAATTGGTTGTGAAATATTTAATACCGCAGTCATTCTCCCCCAAGGATTTACGGTATCACAACTTACAACTGGTTTACCATTAAGTAAAAATATAACTGAATTTCCAACAATTTGAGGTTGCCTTGCGGTGGTTGTTTCAGTTGCATTTTTTGAATTCCCACTTTGATCGTACCATGTAGTAACAAATCCGCTTCCTGCTCCACAGAATGTAAGAAGCGACGCTGTATCTAAAGCGTTGTTTACGAATCCTATATCAGTTTCAGTATTATCACTTGACCTTCTTACTCTTATAGCGGCTCCACTATAAGCTGTCCTTAGTTTACGCAGTGAATAAGCAACTATCGCGCTAGAATAAGTGTCCAAAAGAAGTGGTGGCGGTGGTGGAGTAACGCTTGTCGTAAACCTTCCTCCGAAAGATCCTCCCTTAAGAGTAATCATTCCCCCCTGTCCCGTACTAGTTAGTGTTAGTGCCATTCGTTAGTATATTGAGTAGTATGAGTTTATAATCCAAATCTTGTTTTTCTTGCGTTATAATTTTGAAGAACTTCTGGAGCTGTTAAAGCTCTATTATACATTTGAGCTATCGGAATATAACCTTTGAAACATCTTGAATTTACTGATCTTGATCCTATTCCCCAGGTATTAGCGGTGTTTGCTCCGTTTACAGTACTAGCAAATATAGAATCTTGTACTCCATTTATGTATATTATTTTTGATGTTCCATTGTACGTACACGTAACATTATACCACGTATTTTGATTTATTAATGTGATTGAATAATCTTCAACGCCGTATCCTGTAAGATTAGCTATATAAAAATCTACTTTACTTGTATTCACATTCATGCCTACTGCCCAACCTTTTGTACCGTCTAGACTTACATTTGAGAAAAAATCAACAACATTGGCAGCGTCAGGATTTCCATTTCCAGTTTTATAGATCCACACAGAAATACTACCGCTTGTCGATAAGCTTATGATTGGTGTATCTACATAATCATTAGATCCATCGAATATAATAGTTCCTGTGGGAACTGAACCGTATGTTGGTCCATTAATTAAGGTTCCGTTATTACTATTTCCGCTTAAATCAGTCCAAGTAGTTCCTGATCCTGGATATGAAGATATGTTTGCCGCGTCTAAGCTTAGCACTAATCCAGTAGTTACTATTGGAGATTCCGCACCAAGAGCCTCGTAGATTGAATAATAAGAGTTTACGTTTGTCTCTATTGGTACTCTATTTGAAATTTGATCTGACGGATATAATACGATTTCTTGATAGTGACCTGTTACGTTCCATCCTCCAGGAAAATTAGAAATTCCAAAACTTGTTAAATTACTTCCCAAAGTTGGAAAGAATTGAGTCGATAGTATTGGTAAATTTATACTATAATTTGTAAAAGCTTGACCCTGAGTTGTTGTTGAAGTTAAAATTGAATTTTTATATCTAGAGGTAAGCCCCATTGAATCAGGTCCTGATCCTGCGCCTGGTGAACCTGCTAAGTTATAACCCCCGTTAATAGTATTAACTACAAAATTACCAGCATCGTTTATTTTAAATACTTCAAATAGCGACAACGCTGTATTAGCAGTGTTTACTGTACTATTGACCATAGCATCATCAACTCCATCAAAATAAATCGCTGGCTTGTTATTCACAAGTTCTACGACTCCAGTATTTACTATTCTCGGTTGAGTTGTAGTGGTGGCTTGCACAAGATTTTTAGCATTACCACTTTGATCGTACCAAGTAGTCACAAATCCGCTTCCTGCTCCACAAAAAGTTAATAGAGTTGATGTATCTAATACATTAGCAACAAATCCAATATCGATTTCTGTATTATCGCTTGATCTTCTTACCCTTATTGCAGCGCCACTGTAAGTGTTTCTTAACTTGCGTAATGAATAAGCTGTTGCAGCTCCAGAATATACATCTAAAAGTAGCTGTAATAATACGTACCTAGCCTTAAAACCTCCAGTAGAGTTTCCAGAGACCTTTAGTCTTCCGCCCAATCCCGTATTTGATATTAGTACTGGCATTAGTATGTGCCTCCGTCTATGTTTATCGATCCTGAAACTGAGAAGGATCCGGTAATTGTATGAGCGTCTGTGATAATATTTCCTAACTTCACTCCAGTAGATTGGACTGTGAATTCGTTATTAAAGACGTTTACACTTCCAGATACGGATAGAGACCCAGTTATTACAGCGCTTCCTGAGAAAGGAAATCCGTTGGTTGAATAGGAAGAAGTAACAGCAAAGCTTGAACTTACTGCTGCGCTTGAGGTTCCAAATAGACTCCCTGTTATGTTTGCTGCAGTTAATCTACCTACAATGGTAGTCGATCCGGAAACAGAAAAGCTTCCGGTAAACTCCATCTGATCTCCATTGAACTCTAACGTGTCGCTCGCTACCGATAGCGCGCTTCCAGAGGTCGAGAAAATCGCTAGCGATCCGCTCAATACTACAGATCCAGAGTTTTGGGCTCCGGTAGTTATTGCGGACTGGATCGTGTCTGATCCTGATCCTGACTTTCTTAAAAAGACCCTACCGTCAGGAACGTTTATTCCCAACTCTCCCGCTAATAGCGATGCAGTAGTTGGGAGTACTCCTGCGACTAAACTTCTTTTCTGTAATATTGGCATGGCTTGTTGATTCTATTTGTTAAGGTTGTGGTAGGTCTGCAGGAGCGGGAAACCATCCGTCTGCTTCTAACTCTTCTTTTGTTTTTACTTGAACGTAAGAAGGCAAGATTTCTCCGAAAGGAATGTGGCTCGCTCCGTCTATGGATTGCGTTATTATAGAGATCTCCTCAGCAGTAGCTGCGGGATTCAATATGGATATAAGAGCGGTTAGGTCTTTTTCGGGGTGTACGTAGATAGAGTAATCAAGATCTACTTGTAAAGCGTAAAGGTCTTCTTTGTTTATCCATCCAAAAAGATACATTGACACGTCTTCGGGTTGGTTTACTGGCTTGCTAATTTTGAATAGTTCCCTTGAGAAAAGTTCGCACCTCTCCTTTGAAGTTAGGGTCTCTGATGGGTTTACGATGATGTAGTTCATGTCTTTATTGTTTTAGTATATTGTGTAATACGAATTTACGTTTGCGTTAATTGCAGATAAATTTATAGATTGATCCGAGTTATATATTACGATCTCTCTGTTCCAACCTTGTAAGTTAATTGCGGTATCTAAGCCTCTTCTACCTATGGATATCGTTCTTGTTCCCGCAGCAGATAGAGCCGTAGTATTCGTTGTACTTGATTGAGAATTATTGATATATGCTTTAGACGCTCCAGTAATACGAAGTAGCGAACCTAAAGTCCAATTATTAAAAGCAGTGCCAAAAGAACCAACATTCACACCTCCAGTTTGTATTTGCACTAAATCTACTCTGCAGTCAAAGTTTGCATTGTTATCTCCAAAAAAAGTTCCATTCGGTCCGCCGTTTGTTCTTCTAGCTAACCAAAAAGTTGATATAGACGTACCTAAAGTGGTACTATTTGTATCTAAATAGTTGCTTCCTCCATGCCATACAGCAGAAGTTACTTTATTGTCAGGATTAATTAGTATCTGAGGTTGGTTACTTGTTGTGACTTGGATTGCGTCTAAAGAATTTCCGCTCTGGTCGTACCATTTTGTTACATATTGAATATTTTGACTTGCCGTTGTTTTCTGATACGGTTGCGCTTTATATCCAATATTTAGTTGCGATCCCCATGCGTAAAAGGCATCTGCGCCAAGACCTGTATATGTCAAAGCCGCAACGGTACCAGAATTATTACCGCTTATTATTATCGTTGTGCCTGAAGGATTTTGAAAAGTTACAGAACATCTATACCATCCATTTCCAACGCTTTCAATATTCGTTGATATCGGAGTGACTGATCCTACAGATGTTGGAGCTAAACCATTTTGAATATCGAATATCACTTGTATTCCAGAACTATTACTCAATTCTAACATCACGTATCTTCTCGCTATATATCTTAAATAAATTGAATACGTGTAAACATACCCAGTTGCAAATGATTGATTTTCATATATTCTATGTACTTCATTTCCAGAACTTTCTGAAAATTTATCAGCTGTAGTAGTGCCATCAGGAGCCTGTATTGAGTCTACAGTTATTGTGCCTCCGTTTTTTGTCCAATACACGTTAGAGTAATCTTCAGAATACAGAGTTAAATTTTGATAACCCGCGAACGACGATAAGGATCCTGTGTCCAAGTTTTTTCCTATGAATCCTATATCTTGCTCAACGCTATCAGAAGATCTTCTAACTCTTATAGCACTACCTGTATACGCAAATCTAAGTTTACGTAGAGAATACGCGGCAGTCGCTCCAGAATACGCGTCTAACAATAAAGGAGTAACTGTAGAAGTCATAAGACCTCCACGACCTAGATTTCTAAATCTTACTACCGAACCCTGACCGCTATTTGTTATAGTTATTCCCATTTAGTATATTGTGTAGTAGGAGTTTATGTTATATCTCTTGATACCATACTGGTACTGGTGTTATATTTGCCATAATTAAAAAATTGAATAAAATGTATTTGTATTACTAACTATTCCTGTCCTATTGCTTGATTGATCTGTTTTATAAATAATTATTTCTGAAATTTTTGCCGTTGACCTAAAATTGAAATATCCGCCAATAATTGAATAAGATGTAGGGCTTAACGATGCTGCACTTAATGAAAAAGAAAAAATAGTATTATTTTGGTATATATAATAATTTGATGAATTAACAACACAATTAAATATTAAAAAATTTGTATTTGCATAGTTTGGAATAGTTCTTACAAAATTATATGTTCCATTTAACCCGCCACCAAAAGCATAGTCAGAACCGATACTACTTGCAAAATAACCAAAAAATACTGTAGGTGCTCCTGAGCCACCTAACATTGGTCCATATAAAGATAAACTATCACCTTTACCAGTCATGAATATGCTGATATTGGTATTTGATAAAATAGGAGTTGCAATTTGTAATGAATGGTCTGAACTTGCTAAAAACCTAATAGATGGCTTTGAGTTTTGCGTTTGTAAAACCCCACTAATAACAATTAGTGGTGGTTGATTAACGCCTGCAATATATGTAGCATTATTGCCATTACCGCTTTGGTCATACCAAATTATTACAGATCCATCACCACTACCACAAAATGTTAATAATGTAGTTGTGTCTAATTCACCATTAACATTAAACCCAATATCAGTTTGTGCAAAATCACTTGACCTTCTTACCCTTATGGCTGCACCCGTATAAGCAGTACGCAATTTGCGAAGTGAATAAGCGGCAGCAGCACCGGAATAGGTATCAAGCAGCAAAGGAACCGGATCAGCCCCATACTGGAATCTCCCTCCAAGACCTCTGCTTGATATGGAGACTCTTCCGCCGTAATTGTTACTTGTGATCCTTATTGCCATTGACTTTTATTAGTATATTGTGTAGTATGAGTTTATGTTTGTGTTTATCGCTGCTAGATTCGATGTCTGATTTGTTGTGTATAATATGATTTCCGATATATTACCGTTATAGTATAATGCTCCAGTACCTAAAATTCGACCTATTTGTAGTTTATTATTTATAGTCACAGCGCTGGTTGGTAATGCCGAAGTTCCTAAACTAGTATTATTGATATAGTAGTCCGAACCCGTGTTTTTGAAAATAGCCGAGGTTAGCTTCTGAGCTGTAACTGCTGTAAACGTAAAGTTAGCATCGTTAGCGTAGTGAGCTATACTAACTTGCGAAGTAGATCTGTATCCTATACCAACAATGGTATTAGGACTGCCCCCTGTATAGTCGATTCCTATGAAATATCTATCATTTCCTATTGTCGATTGAGTTTCTACTACAAAAGCAGTATACGCTGTATTGGTTAAGAAAGTAGCATCATTTATTGTCCTTAATTCGTAAGGATTAATATAGTAAATAGAAGATTGGTTTTTTACGTCTTTTGCTATGATCATAGGTTGAAGACTAGTTGACGCTTGTTCTGCGTTTCTAGTGTTTCCACTTTGATCGTACCACTTTGTAATATATCCAGTATTTGTACTTTGAGTTGCTGAATACGTTTGATATCCGTTATTTGTTAATTGAGCGCCCCATGCATATACGCTTGTTGTGTTATAAACACCGCACGTAATCGCACCATTATATACTCCAGTAACAGAACATCTATACCAACCATTACCTACACTCTCTATTTTAGCGTTAGTTCCAAAAGTCTGAGTTGTTATCGTTCCAGTATCTAAATTAAAAGTAGCTTGCGATAAAAAACCTACTGAGGTCTTATAAATATATAAATCACAAGTTGATTGAGTTGATTTTTTTAAATAACAACTAAATATGAATGACAGTGTTGTTGATGGTGAATGATCTTGATAAATATTAATTTGCGTAGCTTGCGTTATTAAATCTGCAGTTGTTGTGCTATCTGGTGCAGTTGTTGCATTTGCTGTAACTGTGGTACCACCTAATTTTGTCCATATCGCATTATCAAACTCTTGTGTAAAAGCTAATAAGTTTTGACTTCCAACAAAATTATTTAACGATCCTGTATCTAATGTATCATTAACAAACCCAATATCGGTTTCAGTATTATCACTTGATCTTCTTACTCTAATCGCAGATCCAATATACGTGTTTCTTAGCTTTCTTAAAGAATACGCAGCAGAAGCTTCAGGATATAAATCGAGTAATAAAGATTTCCTATAAATAGTCTTAAACCTTCCAGAAGTTCCGGAAAACTTAAGCTTGCCGCCAAGTCCGTTATATGATAAAGTAACTCCCATTAGAAGCCACCTCCATCAACGTTTAAAGCAAAAGATCCTGTTATAGAAAAGGAAGAAGTCACAGCGTACGAAGAAGACAACGCGTAAGAAGCGCTAACTGCATACGAAGCGCTAAGAGCGTAAGAAGAGCTTACAGCGTAAGATCCAGAGAGCGAGTAAGAAGAAGATACAGCGTTTGATGAAGTTCCAAAAAGAGATCCTGAGATACCTCTTGTTACCGTTAAAGATCCCGTAATTGTGGAATCGTTTTGCGCTATTACGCCATTTCTGGCTATAAATTCTAAACTCATATCTTTGTGTCTCGGTTCACTCTCCCCAAGACGAGGGTTTATCTATTGTCTATAAATATGTTACTGTACTTCTTATTTGCCAAGCAGAATCGTTTGTTTGTATATTAAATTGAGCTTCTGAGTTTATTATGGCTACTGAAGCGGTTACTGCGTTAGTTGTTCCTAAGTCCGCTGTAGAGATATCAGTGTACTGTACGTTTCCTCCGTTCCAGACTGCGAATACTTCTCCCGCTCTAGCGTTTGATCCACTGTATACCGTGTACTTGTAGAATCCAGAAGTAAAGCTTCCGGTCTGTTTGGTGAACAGGTTGTTAGATCCAACGATGGAAGAGTTAACTGTTGCGTACTCTGTAAGGGTTCCTCTGATTTGAAATGACACCGCGTAAGAGGCAGTGGTTGCTACTGCCGCGTAAGAAGAGGTTACCGCGAACGAAGAGCTAGCCGCTTGCAATGCATAGGATGCAGTTAGGGGCACATTGGACGCGTAAGAAGCAGTTAGCGCATATGAACTACTTACTGCTTGAGAAGACGTGCCAAAAAGAGATCCTGTGATTCCTGCAGATACATATAAGCTTCCTGTTATAGTTTGATATCCTGTAACATTTAAGCTCGAAGAAACTAGTAGGCTTCCTGTTATTACTGCAGATCCAGAGAAAGGAAATCCTGCTCCTGTTCCGCCTGATCCTGATATGTAAGAAGCTGTCAGCGCGTAAGAAGCTGAGGTAGCTGTAGAAGCATTACCTATCAAAGTCGATGTTATCGTAGATTGATTCTGCCACTTTGCTATAGAAGCGTTGTAGGCTAACGGTTGACCGTTTGTAGGAGCAGAAATCGATACATCAGAAAGATCAGATAGTCTTGTTGTTGCGGTTGATCCTCCACCACCGGTTCCACCGATTGATCTAAAGATTCCTGCTTGCTTTATTGAGTATGAGCTTGGAGTAGTAAAGTTAGCGTTTCCTTGTAAGATTAGGTAAGCAGATAATATCGCACCGGCCGCAGTATTTGGAGCTTCGGTAAAAGCTTCTGTATCTATGTTCGCAGTTGCTTCTAATAGAGAATCGTATACAGCGTTACCGTAGTAGACGTATATTCCCTTTGTTGCTCCTCCAGGAAACATAAACACTCTCTGTATTGACCATTTTGCTGGATTTACTGATGCGAGCGTTCCGTTGTTGTTGTACTGACCTGGATTTATGCTTAAAAATCCAGCACCACCATTAGTTTCGTACTTAAAGTCTGATCCGCTTTGATAGTACCTGAATATTTTTGAATTGGTTATTCCGTTTTCTATTACGTAACTAGGATTATTTGGATCTACTGTGTAGTTTCTTCCATCGCTATAAGCAGTTCCGCTAGTTATTATTAAACTTCCTGTAGAAGATCCACTTGGATACGTGTTTAATCCTGTTAGTTTTAAAGCTCCGAACGCTCTAATAAAGTCGTTAGTTCTTTGCTTGTACGCGTAAGCAACGCTTGGATACGTAGCTGTTGCGTTTATAGTAGACCTATTCTGATGGATAACATTTCCTATTGGAATTAACGTATTGTATTGTCCGTCATCAAAAGGAACTCCTTGAGCGTATATTGATCCAATGTTTCCAGATTTTTGTATAGCTATGAAAGACTGATCGAATGATGCACTTAATGGAGCAATATTAGCAGTCAAATTTGGCCAAGACACGTATTCTGTTGTTGGATACGGATTATCTCGTATACTCGCGTTCATGTTAACAAAGATACCGCTACCACTAGAAACTTGATAAACTGTTGAAGATTGAGTCGTTATCAATCCTCCGTTTAACAATCCAGTGTATAGGTTACCTTCTAGCCATCTTAATCGAGTAACGTTAGCGTATCCTTGACTGTTTTGAGAAAAATACAAGTCGTTTGTAGATCCAGAAACAAATATATACGAAGCTGATACGCTCGTATCTATGTTGGTAGATTGCGGACTAAACTTTAGGTACCCGGTCATCGTAGTATCACCGTAGATATTCACCGATGAAGAGTAACTTCCTACTGGGAAAGACGCTGATACGATTATGCTACCTGTTAATACAGTGTCTCCTAATAAAGTGTTATTTCCCACTTGGAAAGTAGATCCAAGAGTTCTAAGACTTCCGGTTACTTCTTGTGTGCCTCTAAATACGTTAGATCCAGTAGTAGCAAATGTAGATCTTGTTTTTCCGTCAAATAATATCGAATTGTCAGATATACTTGAGCTATCCGCTCTTGAAGCAGAAGTAGCGGTAGCTGCGTTTCCAAAAAGGCTTCCTGTGATACCGTTTCTTACAATAAGTCTATCGCTTATGTCTAAAGATCCGGTTATCTCGTGTTGATTATTTGGATTGAATATCGCTTTTCTACTTATATCGCTATCCAAATCTCCTGTAAATATTTGAACAGGATAGTTAGAAGCGTTTCCTATGTGTAAGTGTCTACCTGTAGAGTAAAGGTACGCATCGTTAGATAGACCAACAGGTCCAACGAAGTTTTCTCCGTTAATACCCATGTCTATGTAGTTGCTGCTCTCGTCTCCGTTATTAGCGGTAGCAACTACGTCAGATGATGCGCTTAATCCTTGATTTGTATTTTGTATGTTAAGCTGTAAGTAATTGTTTAGATTACCCTTACCACTTATTACGTTGAAAGAAGAAGTGCTAGACTGCCACACGTACAATGCTTCAGGCGCAGCAGTAGTTATTGCTTCCTGATTGATTGCAATGCTCTGTGGATATATTTGATACATCGAACTGGTAACTAGGGTGTCTACCGACGCAAAGGCTGGAATGTATTGTACTCTTCCTCTTAGGTTGCCTAAGGATCCAGTAAAATTGCCAGTTAAATCACCTGCAAAAGATCCGGTAAATGATCCAGTATTATATACATCTATAAAATTCTCATAAGACGACGAAAGTATCGATATACTTGAGCTATTTTGAGTAATCCTTGAAGATAAAGATGAACTCAAGTTACGTACTCCAGTGCCAATAGACTCACTCACCGCAGATACGTACTGTTTCACAGCGTATTGAGTTGGAGTTGTATCTTCTCCGTAAATTCCTTGAGAATTTATTAGAGCCGTATTATTACTTACCTCTTGAAGTACGACTCCAACAGGAACTCCGTTTCTTTTGAACGGTCCGATCGCGTTTAATCCTGATAGATTGAAGGAATTTGCGTTTATCGTTACTTCGCCTGTTAATTGATTTACCGCGAAGTAGCTTCCTATCGCCAAGTTTCCTATGTTATCAATAGTGGCGTAGAATACTTTACCAGGAGCGATTTGAGTGACCTCTCTTTGCTTTATCGGAATTCCTCCGTACTGTGGAAGTGCGTTGTAAGTTACACCGCTACCAACGTATTCGTTTACTAGTCCTCCAGTTGATATATTCGATAGATCGTAAAAATCAACAGTGTCTCCTGTGTTTATACTCGCTGGAGATGGATAAGTAGTTAATCTTTTTTGTGATGGTTGACCTGTTACTGGAGCTACTCCTGTGATAAGGTAGTTGGTTCCATTAAGTCTCATGTTTGAGCTTATGTCTACGCTTCTTGATCCGCTAACCAAGCTTATCAGCATTTCAGATACTCCAGTTATGCTAGCTTTACCTGCAACTGTAGTAGCTTGAATTCCACCTACTCCGGTTGGAGCCGCGATAGTCACTGTTGGTTGATCTGTGTATCCGCTACCACCAGTAAGTAAGACTATTTCATCTATTGATCCGTTCGCATTAACGTTCGCTTCAGCTGTTGCGTTTACAGTAGCTCCGCCACCAGTAATCGTTACACCAGCTACTGAACCTGTGTAGCCCGCTCCATTTTCGTCCAAAACAAATCCGCTAACAGTAGAAGTTTTAGCCTCTAAAGAAGATCCTGTGTTATACGTAAATGGATAATAAGTTTTGGAGATCAATCCGTATTTACCAAAGTCAATTACTGAGTTTGATACGTTTGCGAAACCTCCAGCAGCAGTTTTGAATCCGTAAGTACAGAATGTAGTGAAACAAGAAACGAACTGAGCGTAACCTCTGTTGATTACTAAGTGACCTGGTCCTCCTTGGTTAACTTGAGTGAATGAGTCAGCCACCATAGATCTTAATGGAGAACCAACAGTAGTTAAGTTTCCGTCTATTCTTAATCCTCCACCAGCTCCTTGATCGTCTACGTTACTTGTGTCGTAAGGTAACGGAGTGAATACTGGTATTATGTTTCCAGAAGTATCAAAAGGACCAGTGATTGAAGAACAGTTCTGAATGTACGGAGAAGTTGCTATAAATGGTCTTACAGAAGTGGCGATTGGAATCGATACCAGAGGCTTTTCTCCTACTGCATATCCAGATCCTCCGTTCGTAATAGTGAATGAGGTTATTAATCCTCCAGATATAGTGGCCAAAGCTGTTGCAGCAGTTCCTATTCCGTCTGGCTCTTCTATTAATATGTTTATGTCTTGATCTACTCCGTCTGTGTATCCAGCGCTAGAGTGAATCAGGTTTAGTCCTGTTACTTGTCCTCCAGATATGGTAGGGGTCGCGATTGAACAAGGAAAAGAGAATGCAAACGCAGGATGCTGTAAGTTTAGAATCCTAAGTCCATAAAAGTAAGTTGATTCGTATATGTGGAAGTAATCCTTTGTTGGATTAGCTGCGGTCAACCTTACAGTACGTAAGTTGTCTCCAACTATCGCTACTCCTGGAGGAACCACAATAGGGTTTTGTTCAACATAATCTCCTGATCCCACGAATATCGTGTATCTTTTTATGTTGTAAGGACTTTTCGCTCCCAAGCTGTCTACAGCAGCTTTAATAGTTTTAAAAGGCTTGTGAGGTTCTGTACCATCATTGGTGTCTATGCCTTCTGGTGAAACGTAAAGCCTTTTAGATCCTGACATCGCATTTTCTAAAAGATCTGTCCTTTGATCAAAAGAACCGCTGTCTAATTTATAACTAGATGTAAAGTTATTAAATCCAATCAGAGTTGTGTAATTGGGAGCAAATGATGCAGTATCGGCGTTGATCGCTTGTGTAGCATAACTAGCAGTACCTATTAGATCACCGTAAATTTCAGTTATAAAAAGAGATCCAGACACGTCTAAAGATCCAGATACTATAAATGATCCGCTTATTTCAACTCCATCGCTTTTTAGATACAGTCCAGTTGCGCTTCCACTACCGTCTGATATGTTTTTAAAATTAGGAGTTATTTGCCCGTTGTCGCCTACTTTTAATAACGATGCGTATGTATCTTTTATCTTTTGTCCTGTTAATGATGCCATTTTCTTTTTTTAAGTACTGTCAATAAATATGAAGTAATTCTATGTTTATCGCAACTTGTTTTCTTAGTTTTTACAAACTTCCGCTAGTAATGGATCCGCTTACGAATAAGTCTCCTGTTATGGCTACGGAACCTGATATATCTATGCCTCCGCTCTGATATGCACTTGAAGTTACCGTAGTATTTCCGTAGATCACAAAATCAGGTATTCCTGTTCTTGTTCCATCCCAGTTTCCAAAGGAGTTTTCCCAATTTTCGTCTATTTCTTCGTACTGCAAGTTCGCGGTTGGTATTTTAGATCCACTTAATATAAGCTGATCGTTCGCTTCGTTGTAGTGTAAGTTAGACAATATCTGTTTTAGCTTTATTCTTGCCATAGCGTTATAAAAATTTTCCTATTGATATTATAATATCATTATATTCAAGTTCGTATTGTAAAATCTCTGGATTTATCACTAAAACAGAACTACTTAGCGAAGAAGTAAAGCTTTGTATCGCCTCAATCTCAACGCTAGATCCGTTTATGTAAAATTGAAACTGATCGCTGGTATTTGGAGGAAAATCAGAAGGCGCTACAGCCCAACTTCTATTAAAAATAGCGGTTCTATAGTCGGTATAAGATCCAGTAATAACAGTGTTAGACGCCAAGTAGTTCAAGATATCTGCTCTTGAATTGGTAGCGCCTTGAGAAGTGCCTCTAACTATTATATTCTTATCTGGTATCATACTGTAGAAAATTTACCTACCGCTATTATTAGATCATTAGATTCTAGACTGTATCCAAGCAAAGTTGGATTAATTACTAACGTAGAATATGTTAAGTTATCTGTAAAGGTGTATGAAGACGGTTCGATATAAACTCCATTGATAAATATGTTGAAATTAACTGCGCTGTTTGCAGGCAAAGGACTAGGCGCTATAGCCCAACCCTTATTAAAAGTCACAGAAGTCGAACTAACGTAAGTTCCAACTAAACTTGTGTTATTTATTAAGTAATTTGCGTAAATCGGGGTTAGTCCTTGAGATCCTCCATCATTAACAATAATATTAACTCCGTCTTGAGCCAAAATAGATCCCAAAGGTTTAAAATTGTTCGATCTTTTCTTCACTGCGTCTGTTGATTGCTGACTATCGCTTGTTTCTATTCCAAATACGATCTTGGATACTCCAAAAGATCTATTTATTGATGCCATGCTCTTGTTTACGGAGTCTGGTATTAGATATCCGTTAAGAGTTAAAGAAAAAGAGTTTTTTATGGCTCGATCTTCTCCAACCTCGTAAGTTATAGACTCTTCAAAAGATTCTATAGAAGAATAGAATTGAAATTTTGTAGGATCTCCCCAATAAGTTCTTGAAGCAAAGTTAATCGACTCTACTAAAGAGTCCATTTGCTCTATAAAGTAAGTCCACACTATACAATCGTACTCTACAGTTACATAATCTGGGGTAACCGAAGCTACATACTCAACTTCGGGATTTCTGTTGTTTAATATGTTGAAATTACCGTAAATGTTACGCTTACTGTACTTTTTTTTGAATAACTGTATGTTTTTTGCTGAATTACCGTCTAGTTTGTTTCCTAAACTTCTGTTCTGCGTGATGCTTCTTCTTTTGAACATGATTAAAGGAGCTAAAAGCTTACCGTTAGCATCCCTATAGTAGCCGTCAGACTGAACCGTCTTCCAATTTTCTGGAGATCCGTAAAGAACTGGAACGTTTATCCTTGTATTGTTCTGAATGACCGAAGGTTTTAGCACTTCTTTAAAGTAATACATCAAGGCTTCGTCGAAATCCTGTATTCCTATCTTATAGTCTCTTATATTGTCATCCTTTACTGAGACTTCTCTTGCTCTATTTATCTCTGGTTCGCCTAATTTAGCTGGTTCAGAGAATATTTCGTTTGGATTACCTGACTTTGGATCGTAAGGTTCTACAAGTTTATTCATAAACTCTCTGCGCGAAGCTGGTCTTACTGTTTGATTCGCCATTATAGTCTATTTAAATTTATTCCAAGCTTATCTGGACTTGTGTAATGCGTATTGAGTATGATAGACAAAGAGTTTCCGTAATTTTGTAATCCTTCTGAATAAGCATAGTCAGAATCTTTACCTACAATGAATTGGTTTTCGTTAACGTTATCGACTTCAAAGAAGTGTTCGTTCCAAAAAACTACGTCTCCTATTTCAGGGTATACGTTGGCATCTATCAAGTGATTTTTAAAAAATCTAAAAGTTGATTCTCTAGTCACATCTATGTTGTAGTCTATCCTATTTACTCCAAAGTCTCCTCTTTCTATAAGACAGTTAAGAAGAACAGGACCTATATAGTACCTATTCGTAGCCTCTCCGTAAACGTTTGTCGAAGTATCGTTAAGTTTTATTTTATAGTACCCCACTTGTTGACTGATTATGTCCTCAAGCAGCTCCCTATTCATTGTATTGAATAATTGTATGTCTCTGTTTCTACCGAATAACGCCATTCTAATTCTAATTTATTTTATCCAATAAAAATCAATAACGGTATTTCTTTTAGTGTATCATTCAGAGATTGATTTTCTGATTGTTTTCTTTCTAATTGAGATCTTCTTGACATGTCTTCAAAGTCTTGTCTTAGTTTATCTCTTAGAGCTGTTTGAGCATCTTTTCCCTTAGATATTAAGTCTGCTCCGTTCAAAGTTACTTCAGATCCTGGAATAGGCACTTCAGAGTACTTTCCTCTTATCAATCCGAGTATTTCTGATGCTAAGGCTAAAGCAAACTCGTATATCCACTGTTTTCCAGGCTGATTTATTTGAGAATACGTGATATTTCCGTAAGGCGCCTTAGATGGATTAGTAACCAATCCTGTATTAGATCCGTAAGGACTGTTTTGAATTGGATCTGAGTATTCGCTTTTCTTAGAAAACTGTATCCACATCGTAGCGTCGTCTATTTCTGGTTTAGGAAACACTTTTAGTTTGTTGTTTATTACTTCAAAAGTGTAAGCCGATCTTCTTACGGTATTGGACATCTCGATCTCTTGAATCCTCTGAATGTCCCAATAAACTGGGAACAATACGAAGTTCAATCCAGGAGAGTAACTTCCCCATCCAAAGTTTTCTGTAGCTCCTTGATAGTTGATACTTCCTCCAATGTACGGATCGTAATATTGATTTACCGCTGGAACTCCTTGATAGAATATGTTTTGAATGACCATTCTATCACTAGAGCTTATGTAGTTGTTTTCTATTCCCCAAGCTTGCAAATCGTATACTTGCTGACCAGCTTTTAATCTAAGAGATCCGCTTCTCCAATCTACTACACCTCCGATTCCTATTTGAGTTCCGTAAGTATCAGATATATTTATTACGTTTTGTAGAGACGGAGCAACAACTATATTATTTAGTTGAGATGCGGTTGGTGTGCCTTCCAAAGAAAGATAGTTATCTTTTATTTTGGATTGATAAAGCTCTTCTGCGTATACAGCTACTGATTCTTCGAAGCAAGCGTAAAGTTGTTCGTCGATTAACTCTACATCCATTACTGGATAACCGAGTTTTGTTACTATATACTTAGCAACCTTATCAGCGTCGCTTTGGAAACTGAGATCATAGTCGTAGAATCCAAAAGGTGTTTCTCCTGGGAAGAAACTAGATGATCCAGGCCATATAGGACGATTTGCCATATTTATTTATTATCTAAAATTATCGTACACTTTTAATATATCTTCTACTATCGGATCTCGATGATTCGTCTTTAGGGTGTATACCCCAAAACCTTGCACCGAACCTAAATTGTCGCATATGAATTTGAAACCCGACATCCTTCTGTCCTTCAGGTCTATTTGTGCTACATCTCCACAAATTATCATTTTTGAACCAGTACATAGTCTACCCAACATTAATTCCATTTGCGCGCTTGTTACGTTCTGTCCTTCGTCAACTACAACACAACAGTTAGATAAGTTTCTTCCTCTCATAAACGCTAGAGGTATTACCTCTATGTTTCCTTCCATGATTTCTTTGTCAATCTTCTCTTTGTTGTAGAGCCGATACATGTTATCGTAAATTGCTGCGGTATACGGAGCCAACTTAGCATCTTTATCTCCTGGAAGGTAACCTATTTCTTCTCCTGAAGTCACTGCCGGTCTAGTTAGAATTATCTTTTCGACCTCTTTCTTAAATAACATGTCTAAAGCGACTTGAGCTGCAACCATCGATTTTCCTGATCCAGCTTGACCTTTTAAAACCGTTATTTTGTTTTGCATTATGAAGGTCTTTGCCTCCTTCTGCTCTTCGTTAAGCGATACTGAGAACCTAATTGGATTTTTTAACCTTTTTGTTGTTTTGCCGTGAGCTTCGTTCATGAAACAGATTTAGTATAAATATCGTCACAATGAAAGTATACAAAAAAAAGACCCAACCGAAGTTGGGCCTTAGTTTATTGTGTTACCGTTAGGTTAGACAACGTTAAGATCAGAAACAGCTACAGTTCCGTAGAATTCAGGACGAACCATGGTCATCGCGTAGCGAGTCATGATACCTTTTCTAGGAGTGAATGTTGCTGGATCGTAGATCAATGGAGTCATGATCAATGGAACGTAAGGGCTATAAACCGCTCCGCACTCAAGGAATTGACCGCCTTTGTAACCCATAAGGATCACATTCTCAATCATGTAAGGGTTTTTGTAAACCTTGTAACGACTGTTAAGGGCACCGATCTTTTGTACGCCGAAAGCATACTTCATTGTATCTGCTGCACCGTCAGTATCAGCTGCGAATCCAGGAATTGATTCCAAGATGGTAGCTACTGCTGGAGAAACAACCATGAAGTTTGCACCTCCACGCATTGTGCGCTGATGGATGATATTGCTTACCTTTTGAAGTTTGATACCAATTGTTTGGAACCAAGACATTTGAGTGTAATAAACACCTGCTGTGTTAGAATCGAATCCAGTTCCAGCGTTGTTAAGTTGGTTACCAACTTTAGCTGACCATACTTCGTTGATAGGAGCATTTTGGATCAACATGTCAAGTACTTCTAGATCGATCTCCAAAGAGATGTGCTCAGAAAGCATGCCAGTCAATTCAGCTTCAGCATCCAAAGAATGATAAGCGTTAAGATCTTGTGCAAATTCTGGAGTCCATTGTGCTTTCAACTTACGAGTTTTAGCAGAGATGGTTTGGCTCTTCATTTGTACGTTGATCTCAGGGATAACGATAGAAGTGTTAGAAAGACTGTTAGGAACTGAAGGAAGTCCGGTACGATCTTCAAAATCACCACGGCTATTAAAATCGGTAGCTTTATTGTAGAATACTGACCAATTTGCAGATGCAGTTAGTTCTGCAGTAGAACCGGTAAAGTAGAAATTGATATCTCCACCACGCAATTCAGTGAATGCAGGATACATCTTAGCCGCGCTATCGGTAAAATTAGAACCAGAAATAGCTACGAAAGATCTAACACCATCAAGGTTTGGAGTAAGTAAAGAAGCAGTTGGAACAGCAACTTTCTTAATTTGACCAAGCGCAACTGATGCAGACACAGAAGCGTCAAAGTTAACATCAGCGTAAGAAGCGGATGTAATAACTGCACTAATAGCAGAAGCAGTAAATTGGT